AAATTAGTGTGACGTTTGTAGGTGGACCTGAAGAAAGACACCTCGGGCTGACCGACGAGGTGCACATCCTGGGCTCCGACGGCTACGAGTTGGGCAATACCACCAGACATTTTATAATATAGTGAGAGTTTATTTTTAAGCTGGGAAGTTCATAGAACTTCACTGGTTAGATACCATACTTCGACGAATTTGAGAGATTCGTGGGAGAACGGGGGACAAGTCCTACGGACTTGGAACTTAGACCACATTCGCGGGCCAAATTGGTGGTGTGGGCCAAGTGACGAGTAATCTGTATTGGTTTTCTGGGTCTATAGACATACCCGTTACTGGTAAATCTCTAAGAGCTTGGCGATATCTTACCCACGCCTGTTTGATTTCATCGGAAGGAAATGGGTAATCAGAAACCATTAAATAATCTGTTTTCTCTAACCGTATATTACGATTTGAAAGTACCTTTTTACGATCTTTTACTACAATATTATCTCTAACTTCTTTTGGTTCGGCGTTAATGAGCTCCATCACTTTGGCTTCAAATACTTCTTTGGATGGAATTTCTACTGGAATTTCTTTGGTGTATGTACCGTATTGGTTTAAAACATAACCAGACTTATCACTCAATTCTTCGTACGCTGTAGCATCTATAGTTACCGAATCGGGTTGTACCATTATGTCTTCGTAATATTGACCCGATCTCGATCCCCTCATTTGCGCTTTAGGAACTAATTCATAAAGTGCTCGTTTATTATATTCCCTGAAGTTCATATAGTATTTTACGCTATTTTAAATCCTGAGAAATTACATCTTAAAAAAGTCAGTGACGATGATGACGAGACATTTTCTAAACGTACGTTTACGGTTGAACCTGCATCTAATAGTAGAATATCACTTATACTCCAACAATCTTCTAACCCAGAGCGTGTACTGAATTCAGGATTAAATAACATATAAGCATTCGTCGACGATGTGCGGTTCACAAACGCTCCACCAGTTTCCCAACCACCACCACCACCTGAATTACCTGCAGTCTGAAATTGCACATACATAGAATCGTCGCCGCCGCCTCCATTATCTATTGAAAAACTGAAATTTACCATGTAAACTCCTTTCTCTGGAGCTGTATACGTTCCAGTTGTTGGATTGAAATTGTGGCCAGTACCTCTATCGGCGATTGATCCTGAGATTCCCGTTTCCCAGTTCTGACTGAAGCTGGCAAGGGTTGAAAATCCACCGACAGGTCCATCTGTAGCACTATTATAGATGACATCGTTTATATCCGCGGAAGAATTCCTCCAGTATGACCATCCAGGGCTATTTGAACTGATAGTTCCACTCACTTTCAAGTTCCCCCTCACATCCAACTGAGCTTCAGGGACTTTCCCGATCCCGACGGCCGTGTCGCTGATGACCATGGACCGCCCGGTTCGGCCCAAGTTGTAGAGTTTGCGGACCTCTGAGGGTTCGAGGACGGTATTGTAGATTTTATAATTTGACATTAGACCATCAAACCAATTTCCAGCATAACCATCCGACTGTCTACCTATGAATAAATTATCATTAGCATCTAAATTCAACGTACCACTAGTAACCGTTCCTGTGACAGTTGTGGGTTGTTCCACACCATCGACGTACATTTTTTGATTTGATGAAGATATTGTACCTGCATTCGTCGTTAAAACGATATGATACCATCTACCAGCTACAAAGTTTATAGTTCCATTGGGTACGATCAGTGAATCTGTATTCTGGTTGGAATATTGTAATTCTCTTGTAGTAGCGGATGTACCAGCATAAAGATAAAGTACCGAGTTTTTACCTGTCGCAGTTGATCCTATACCCATAAGAGCTTGCCCATTAGCATTGGCGTCGTCTAGTTTTATCCACACTGATAAGCTATGAGCCCATGGTCCGGTTGTAGTATTTAAAGTTGCCTGAATATGATCACCGTTATTAGTTCCGTTTGTTCCAGGTACAAACCTAAACGCCTTATCCCCCGGGGAATAAGAGGCACCGTTCACAAACGTCCCATGATTCCCCTGTCCCGAGATATCTGTAGGTGAGGAGTTCACGGTGGTATCGAAATCTAGCACCAACTTCTCGGGTCTCGGGGTTTCCGTATCCACGTCGTACCGCGAAACGCGGGGCACATCGAGGGACCTCGTGAGGCTCAGCGAACCCTTATCGAGGGTCGTGGGTCCGGGGGTGCCGAAGAATTGGAGATCACGAATACTCACACCATTGGTCGCGTCTGCGGTATGACGCCTCGTTATCACAATAGCAAAATATTTATACGGACGGGGATCTGTAATATATGCTACGTATGGGGTATCGTCATCCGCAGGTCGATCGGTGACATTATGGATCGCCGTCCATTCATCCGTTGGGTTACACTTTGCATAATAAACACCTCTGTCCCATACATGACTCCCATTGATTTGTTGCCAAAACTTTATCTGTTTTAGGACGATTTCATACGGCATCTCTAAAACTATGTAGGCACCCTTGACAGTTTCTGGTGCTAGTCGTGTTGAACCACTATAGTCACCAGTACCACTGTATTCACTCAAACCATCCGAATACCACACGGAGTTCGTCGCGGTGTCATCAAAGGCCTTCCATGCGGGATAAGATGCGTGTGGTTGGAAGCCATATGCTTTAAAAACACCATGCCCCTCGATATATGTACTAGTGTTTGTCATCCCCCTAGGAGGATATTCTTGAATCCGCTCATCTCCCGCGAGTTCCAATTGCCCCGAGGGTTCGGTGACCCCCACGCCCAAGTGTCCCTTGTACAGGGTCACTTGGGACTTGGACCCCAAGAAATAGTCTTTTTGGTAATCGTAGAGTTCCTTCACTTGGTCGGCGTTCAGGGCCTTGGAGTAGAGACGGAAGTTCGCGATGGAGCCTTTTACCTGTTGATCGGGTGTCGATTGACCAGAACCACCTATTGTCAAAAATGGATTAGCCCCAATCACTTGCGTTCCACTGGCGTTCCATGGAACTTGTGGAACAAGTACACCATTTATGTAAATTTTTTGTGTTTCGTTTCCTGTATTACCAGGTGTTTTAGTTACTGTGATGTGATACCAATTATCAGAGACTATAGGATTTGAAGTTTTGATACCACGTGCACCAGATGAATGATATACTATACCGTCGGGTCCTACCCCCAACTCGTTTATTGTCCCTATACTGTATTGACCCGACGCGTTAATAACTAAAACGCTATTAAAATCTGATCCACTACTTCTAGTAAATGAGAGTTCATTAAAATAAACCCATACAGATTGTGTCAGATTTGGATCATTCTCAAATACAGAGGGTAATGTGGAGGTGCGTATATAATCTCCACTCCCATCAAAAGTAAACGCCTTATACATAGTGTCGAAACCAACACCACCGTTTAAGGTTCCGTTATTTGTGTTAGGTGAAATATCAGTAACAGTCGTCTCCGATCCCGAGTAACTCGAGGTCTCCCGCCCATCATAGTAGACCTCCAACTGGGTCCCCGTGGTCGCCGGCACGTTGTACACGGACTTTAGGGTGGTGTCTAGGGAGCCACTGCCTTCTTCGTAGCCGTAGTATTGTAATTCTAGAATCATCACACTAGTCGTTGTTCCACCACTTGGTCCAGAATCATTGAAAACAGTGTGTACTTGAATAGCGATATACTGGTACGTATTAGTACCTACTAAATTGAATTTTTGATAATAGATGGACGATGGAATACTTCCATAAGAAAATGTTCCTATTTCTGTCCAAGAACTCCCATCATTCGAACCGTAAAATTTACCCGTTTTTGGGTGTCGGGGTGCGGAGCTGTTCACATCTCGTGTTTTGATATTCGCATACAATGGTTTAATAGCCTTAGGCAGTTTCATAATTAAATATGAACCGTCCACCCCATTTAGTGTATCTTCGCTTGTAGCATCTCCGTTACTGTCATAGGTTGCAGGTGTTTGTCGCGACAACCAAATTGAGCTCTCATTATCATCAAAAGTGTGGTCTCCATTATATGTACCGGATGAATCCCATCTACTACTCATAGTGATTTCGTAACCATTCCACGACTGTGTGAGACCAGTGAAAGGAGTAGTGACACTCACTGGTACAAGACCTGTCCCGGGACTTAAAACCTCCGGATACTTCCGCAGGGGTCGATCGTGGGGTCCCGTGTATTCGGTCACCACGTTGGAACCTACGAGGACCGCGGCGGGGTTCGTATAGAAGGTGTTCCCGGTGACAGTGAGGTTATTGGAGACGAGAAGGTTTTCCGTGACGGTGAGGTCATCCGAGATGACGGCATTCCCCGTGACAGTGAGGTTCGAGGAAACTGTGGCATTCCCCGTAACTGTGAGGTCCCTACCCACTGTGATGTTTGCGGTTGTCGTGAAAGCCGTGGTCGCGTTGTCGAATTGAAGTGTATTTGTAGTGGCATTCCCCGTATCCGATACACGCTGGAGACCGTGGGAGGGGTCGACCGTGATCCCACCGATGGTTATTCCCTGTGCGTACACGTTACCCGTTCGGAGACGTAAATGTGCGTCTTCAATATTCAGGTACGTGTTCTGATTATTGATCGACATCTAATATAGCGTAAGAAATGATTTACGTGTTATTAGGTGTGGTTATTCAGAGACCACATTCGAGGTCTCTTCTTCCGTGGTCGCGTTCGACGTCTCTTCCTCCACGACAACATTCGAGCTCTCCTCCTCTACGACCACATTCGAGGTCTCTTCCTCGACGACTTCATCGGGTCGTACGGGCCAAACAGGGTTCGCTGGGTCCTCTGTCAATGTGGGAAGGTCGCGGAGGGCTTGGCGGTACTCAATCCACTCCGTTTGTTTCGCGGGAGATGCGTGGGGCCAATCGGGGAGAGCGTACTTATCCGTTTTAGCGAGGAGAACGTCGCGTTCTTTGCGGAGTTCCTTGAGGGGTTGGGCCGCTACGTATTCATTCCATTTTTCAGTTAATTCTTCGAGGGATGGTTTTGGGAGAGAGTTCTCCTCAGCCCAGACTAACCCTTCATACTTTTCACCATTGAGAGACCATACTTGTCCCTTGTAATAGTTGGATAGAATCAAAGGTATATCCATTTACTTTTACACCAGAAATTTATTGACACACCTCTCTGGCAGTTATAGAACTTAGTGTGCGTGCCCAATACGTACCATTATCGGATCCATTTCCATCAGCATGACCCCTGTTTACATAAACATAATAAGTACTATGATATGTCCACGCCTGGATCTGATAGGTTATTGGTTCTGTGCCACCTACGGCATCATAATATTCAAATGATTGACTATCCGGCTCCCCACCTCCGTTGTGTGATGTTGTAGCCTTACCCCGCCCATCTGTATTTGCCTCGGGACCCACTGGTGCTTCTATGTTAGTGGTGACCCCTCCTTGTTTTCTTTGTATCCTAAGGTAAGCACGGCCGTAAGCACCTGTAGATACGGTATAAGAAACCAGTATCTTACTATTCGCAAATTTTGGGTGTATTGTTACCGCTAACCCCGGGACATCATTACCAGGTGAAAGGGGGTGGTTACCAGCACCATTTGTAGAAAATGTATCTGTTTTTATAGACTGTTCAACCTGAACAATCGTCCCTGGTGAATACAAAGGTGCCGCGATGTGAAGAGGTTGGGGGTTCGCTACACTCCCATTGCGACCCATATCGTAGAGGGTCTTGATCTCTTCGGCGGTGAGGGCCGTGTCGTAATATTTTATAGATGAAACATTCCCCTTAAATTCTTCGGCCGTAGAATGAGTATCTTGAATGGAACCTATAATTAACCAATGATCGGTACCAACATTCAATGTACCTGTACCACCACCATGTGAAAGTGTTTTCTTTTCACCGTTGATGTATATTTCAAGTATATCTGGAAGTGTTGTAGCATTGAGAGTTCCACTTCCCTTTTTAATCGCGACGACATGATACCACTGACCAGCACTGATAGCATTTAATACGGCTCCACCGATCTGTTGTCCAGATGAATACGCATATCCAAACCCGAGTTGGAGTTCGTTAGTATTGAGAGCTAAAGTTAAACCCACACCCACAGCATATGCTGATATCTGACTCATTATAATCTGATTTGCATCAGTTACATTATCAGCATTGAACCAAATTGAATAACTAACATTCGTCACGTCACCCGATTTTCCGGGAATACCTTGAGCGAGGAAAATATCTTGTGATGTTCCTACCCGAATTGATTTGTCGGTTGCGTCGTATGTAGCATCTCTGAGTATCGCATCCAACCCCCTCCCACTCGTATCCCGCACAGCCCCCTCAAAGGTGGGGTTCGTCGAGGTGTTGTATTCCACCACGAGCCGGTCCCGACGGGGTGTATCGTCCGCGTCGAGAGCCGGCCCAATTCGGGGAACGTTGAGGTTCTTGGTGAGGGTCAGTTGGCCATCGTGGAGGACGGATTGACCCTGTTGAACAATACCGGAAAATTCCATATTTGAAAGGGTGGGGTATCCATCTTGAGCGGGTGCTTGTGTGATGATAATTGCGTAATATTTGTAGTATGTATCATTCTCGAAATGAAATGTTTTACTCTCACCAACACCACCGGTTTGCCATACCAAATTACTTTGTTCGGTCAACTTTGTCCATACACCATCAAACTTATTTGCAGCGGCTATGATAAACCCTTTCGTATATTGTCCAGCACTTCTAACACGCATGCGTATGATATCATTTATTTTGATAGGATTCGGAGACTCTAAGACTGTCCAGTCACCCGATATACCACCTATCGATTTACCACCAGTATACTCGCCATTCGCACCTCCGAAGTAACTCTTACCAGTGCCTGTATCTCGTTCACCGTGATACGTGTAGTTCCATGTGTTTTGGTTGTCGTCAAATATATACCAAGAATTACCCCTATACAACCCAGTATCTTCGTCTGGACTCATATGAACACAAAACTCCCCATACCCCTCTATATGTGTCTTGTATCCAACTAAAGGTTTTGGTGGCCATCGGGGTTCGAATGTATTCGGTTCATCCAACACCGCCAACCTTCCTTCAGGTTCCGTCGTGCCTATACCGAGGCGACCTTTCTGTAAAGTCATCGAGGATTTGGCCCTCCCGAACGCATCCTTTTGGGCATCCCAAATCTCGAGGGCTTGGTCCTCCCCCACGAACTTATCGTAGACCCTAAAGTTCGCCACCTTGTCGATGTTTCCACCACCGATCTGGATGGGGATGGAGGAGTTCTCTTCTGTGCCGAAGAGTTTAGTATTCCCGACTTTAAGGATCCCACCCGCACCTTCCAAATTTTTCACGAGAAGCATGTAATATTTATACGCAGAGGGGGTTCCTTCTGAGAATGACACCACGTCCTCAGTGCCATTGCTAGACCCTCCTGGCATATCAGCATCAGGCTCGTTGTGAATAAGAACCCATGTCGAGTTGTCATTACTACCTAAAAGAACGTACGTTTTCAATTGATATTGTGGATGTAAAAATTGTGTTGTGACAAAACGTGATAACGTTATTTTTCTTGGAAGTTGTAATTTCATCCAATGTCCGGTGTGTTGTGTAGACTCAATGTCAGTGATAGTGTCTCCACCTATCGCCCCATACGTACCACTCGTCGAAAATGTATCGCTTGCAGTGGTCCACACTGTCGATGAACCACCTTCAGCAAACACATTATATACGTCGGTACCATTGTTTGTCGTAACCACATACCCTCTCTGTGCGTACCCAGTCATCGCAATGTGCGGATACTTCAAGACATTCGTGGGATCGGGAAGGCGGACCAGGTCATTCTCGCGGTGGCCGTAGAAGCTGATATTAGCAAACAGAACTTCACCACCGGTTCCGTGTATAGCAGATGTGAGCACTACATAATATTTATAAGAGCGATCCGCATTAATGACTAGATCATGATACACATCCTCCGTCGATGGTCCATTCGTTACAGATTTGAGTAAGGTCCAAGTTGTATCGTCATTACTACCCAAAATAACAAAATTTTTCGCCATGAAAGCGTCATAAGTACATAAGTAATAAAGATAGTCTAACTTGAGTTTATGTGGCATTTCCATTTTAATCCACTCACCAGAATGTTGTCCACCGTTTGTATCTGTAAACTGAACACTTGTGCCAGTCCAATTATAATTTCCTCCTGTTGTCTCATATGTGTCGGCTAGAGACTGCCAAAAGGTTCCAGTGACGTCGGACCCAGTGACCACTGGGGCATCATTGAATGCCTTCCATGCAATGCGAGTATCATTATGTTCACTACTCGCACTCACCACATACCCACCCTGTGAGTACCCCGTCATCGCGAAGGGTGGGTACTCTCCGAAGGTATCTTCGGCTTGGTCCTCGGCCACCTTACGTCCATCGAGGTAGGTGACTCGGGAGCCACCTTCACCTTGGTACGCGTAGGTTAGGTTGTGCCACGTGTTCGATTGGAGATCCAAGTTCACAGAATCCAACTTTTCTTGGTCCGAAATGGAAAAGACACACGTGTTTGCGGTATTAGCTTCCAAGTTGGAAGAATTGAACCACACGGAGACCGCGTGGGGTTGGTCACCTTCTAAAAAGGTATTGGCCTCTACGGCGAGGTTAGATGTGAGCGTTCCGTCGAGGGTCCAGTACTTACCGTCCGTGACGTACGTCGATTGGTTCCCCGAAGGATCGGGACCACCCGAAATCTGGTTCGTCCCTACCCCCGTCGCACCATCGACGAGGACTTGGACACCCGTCGTTTGTGGGTTATTGAAGCGGGACATGAAAGTCGTATCAACCGAATGGTCACCCGCGGGTGGGTCTTCTTCGTAGCCGTAGTATTCGATTTCGTCTATCCACACTGTGTCATTTCCATTAGGAATAGTTTCCGTGAGAAATGCGATATATTTATAAGCAACGGTCGAACCGATATTTAAAGTATTCTTATTTTGATTTGGTATACTCGTCAAATCTTTTATGATTACCCACGACGAATCATCATCACTTCCGAGGAGTTTCCCAGTCAGTGGTCTACGACCCGAATTTAAATCAGCTTCGATATACATCGTTTCGACCTTTATTTTGTGTGGTAATTCCAATTTTATCCATTCACCATCGTAACCACCTATTCCACGACCTCCTTGATACACATTTGTACCAGAATTCCACGAACTACTCGCACATATCCAACCAGTTGTGTGATCTCCGTTAAATGCTCGATAAGGAACACGTCCGTTTGTGGGGTGGGTACTACTCGCAGTGATTGTGTAACCCGCTTGTTTGAAAATTAAACCACCAACTGTCCCCCCTTCACCCATATCCATCTTGGACGTGTCGTCAAAAACAATCTCCGGATACTTTTTTAAGGTTGGCGCGACCCGCCCGTGAGGTCCCGAAACGTCCGTGATCACGTTGGAATTGTGCTGGATCCCTTTCGTTTGGATCCGGCCTGTGGTCGTGTCGATCATCGTGTTCGATGTCCCGACAAACGTAACCGCGTTCGCATACCGAATCTCGAGGTTATCCACCGTCTGTTCCAAAGACATATCTATTATGAAGGGAGGTTTTTTTAAAGGTGAGAAAAGTCCGTAGGACGGGGCAAGTGCTTCGCACTTGGAACTCTTCTTTCTTGCAAAGTGGGTTGCACTTTGGAGGAAATGTATTATTAAGCAATAGCGGTAATCTTTATAGTCGGTCGAACGAGAATATCATCACCACTTCCATCCCAGTGATTCGTTTTATGTAATCGTGCATCGAAAGAACCACTAAATATTCGGGCGGAAAAATCAATCGTTCTTGGACTGTTCCATGTTGCTACCTGCCCACCCGCAATGTTATCACTCGTAACTTCACCTATAGATATACACATATGATTATATATCCAAATTTGTGGATCCGTCCCTATGTTGTCTGTCTGATGTCTAAAAGTATGCCTCGCGTCATTCACTTGTGAACCATCAACTCTTCCCGCGACGTGTAGAATTGGTGAATCATCTATTCTTCTCAAAAAAAACCAAAACTCGTATATGACCCTGGTAGTTCCGGGTGGTGGAGTGTAATCGAAATTACTTCCATTGATTCTCGTGTGTGTACTCGTCAAATCTTGTATATCGCCAACATTAGGTAATAAATATGTGCCGGATTGAACCTTAACGTATCTTCCATTCGCTTTCCCCTGTATCGTCTCGATAATTTCACCTGGGTTATATTCTCTCGTAATTCGACCTCTCACATCCAAAGCCGCCCTCGGCTCCGACGTCCCAATACCAAGTCGCCCCGCTTTGAGGGTCATGGACAAGTCCCCGTGCCCGAAATACTCCTTCTGGTAGGCGTAGAGTTGCCAAATCTCATCGGAGGTCAGGACCCGGTTGAAGAGGCGGAAGTTGGCGATGGAACCTGGGAATAGACGAGCAGTTTCCACAGTTCCAGATGCATTTGCTCTACTACCTATAAATAACGGAGGATTTGTTGGTATCGCAAACGTTGTTCCAGCTACTGTATCTACCAGCTTACCATTAACATATAAATGGGTATCATTACCACTGGTAAAATCTGCCACGACGTGATACCATTCACCAGTTGTAACTTCAGAAAATTTAGCATCTGCTAATCCTTTTACGTTTGCACCTATTACATTATCGCCAGTAATAGCTATACCAATTGCTCTACCATCACCACTCGCCCAGTCACCTAGGCCAAAAAATGTATTTACAGTCGAATCTAATGTGTTTACTTTTATCCAACCCGCCATGGTATACTGAGTTGAAGAAAGTCCTGTTAATGTGCTTGTTATATAGTCGTCCGTTCCATCGAACACAAAAGAATTGACACCACCAGTCGTATCCAATGTGGGTGAATGTCCCGAGACGGCTCCGGTATTCGTATTCGGGGAAAGATCCGTCACGGTGTTCGGCATCGTTGCCAAATCCTTAGCATCATAGTAGACCTCCAACCAATCCGTGTTGGGCACGTTGGGGACAGACTTGACCACCACGTCAGTTCCGTGAGCCTCGGGGTCGTATTCGGGGATGCCGTATAGTTTCCATTCATACATAGAAGGTGCGTGATGTCCATTTGTTTTAACAACGATCATCGCGTATTTCGAATAGTATTTGGTATTACTTTCATCTGTATGAAATTGTGGAGATTCTAAAGGTCTATTGTCTCCAGGATGGACAATCGAGTTGATGAAAGATGAAACTCTTTCCCATGTAGAGGTAGTTGTGTTGTAGCCATAAATTACCCCTTCATATGGGGTATGGTAATGTATACCAGTGATTGTAAAGTATACTAATTTCATCTTCTCTGGAATTTCTACAGAAATCCAGTCACCTGCTTCGGAACCGGTGAATAAATACGTAGAAGCAGCGGCGGTAGGTGAAGAAGGTGTCCCCGAGCTTGAATTATCTGTGTACCTGTCATTGTTAGTTCTCCATCTATAATTTGTATTAATATGTGCATTATTATCGAACGCTTCCCATGCATTATGACCCGATTGTTGATCACTAACGTCTACTACATATCCGGTAGGAGTAGAGGCACTCGTCATAGCCACCCTCGGATACTTGATGAGTTTCTTTGAGCGGGGAAACTCTGTGACCACGTTGGAGTTGAGTTTGATGGAAGCTGTATTAGAGGTGTGAAGCATGTTTACGTTTGAGACCACGTTCAGGTCTGAGACATTTCCAGTGATAAGCGCATTCCCCACCACATGTAAATTAGACGTAGGTCCACCAACACCAACACCGACCCCGAGACTTCCTGTGGTTGTATCGATTACCGTGTTTGACGAAGCCCCGACGAAGGTCACCTTATCGACACTCTTGAAATCGAGCGTGCCTTGGGGTGTCGCGATGGGCATCGTATCTACTATTTGGGTAGGTTTTT